AAGGAAACTCCACCATAAGTGGTTGCATTAGTTCCAGCAATTGCCACATATCCATTCACGTTGGGAAGACTAGCGGCAGTTTTAGCGGCAGCAAAATCAGTTCCGCTAGGGATAAAGGTGATGTTCAGGCTAATGCGCTCGTTAGCCGAGACCTGAGCGACAACCTCACCGGCAGAGTTTTTGATCTGCTCAACGTCCGCCTCATGCGTTACGTCGTAGCTTTCAATGGTTGTGATTGCTCCAGATAGAGCTGTACCGGGAGAAGCTCCAGTTTGATTGTAGAGAGTAGCGGTCCCCTTCGATCCGTAGACTAGTCCTAGTCCTTTTGATGTTGCCATGTTGGTTGTATGTTAAGAGTTTGCTGCTGCAAAGATTCGCATTGAACGCGAAAAAGTTCTAGCCCTTTCGCTAGTGTCATTGATTCCAAAGTCTGTGGGCGTTGCAAAGTAAGCAACAAAGCCACCAGACGGGTTGTATTCTCCAGCGTTCAATTCTGAAATGTTATCGTCAACGAAGAGTGGTTGCAGGATGTCTTCAAACGCTGCAACGGTCGCAAGTACGTTGTACTCGGGAGTGTCATCAGCCGAAAGCTGAAGCGTAGCGGTGATGTCTACCTCACAAGTCCGGTCAATAGGATGAACCGGAACCGCATTTGATGAACGAACAACGATGCGCGGAAAGTCTGGCATCTGATCTTCCAAGTCTGGATCGGCAAACGCTCCATGACCGTAGCTCGTCAGACACGTTGGAGTCCCAAGCGGAGATGCGGACCAGTCTTGAGCGGCAAGCCAATCAACTAGAGCGCGTTCGGTTCTAAGAGCAACGCCATTCATTGTACAGTGACTCCGTATTTCTCAAGAGGCTCAGCGGCTTCTTGAAGCTTTGCGCGGATGTGATCCTCAAGCTCTCGGGCTTCATCGTTGTACGCTTGCTGCATTGCTTTTGCGTAAATTGCGTTTACCCGTCCGGTCTGGTTATCAGCAACGCCGATATTCAAGCGAACGTGACTTGATGGATTAAATCCAGCTTTCGCGTTGTACGCATACGCTGACGATCCGCGATGAAGCGATACGTTCTCCTGAGGCAACCCGTATTCATTGGCAAGATTTATGAGAGCTTGATTGCCAGAAACAATCCGCACTTGAGCGGAACCAGCTTTTGCTCGTCGAGTCCCTCCGAATTGTTGAAACGACGGAGACAGCTTCTTGATAGCTTTGGTTACAGCGGATTTGAGGTAACCAACTGAACCAGCAGCGCGACGACGAAGCTTTCCAGCGGCTTTGCGCATTGTCGGCCCATAGAGACCTTCGTTTCCGGCTTTCGCGTTCTTAGCTTGAGCGATCAAATGAACCACTCTTAACGCTCGGTTTCTTCCAATGTACTTTCCGGTTTTCTTGCTCTTCTTGCGAAGCTTTACAACGTACCGATCCAAGTAATCCAAGACTTTGTTTCTTGAAGCTTGGGGAGACTTTGGCGGAAGCAAGCAATACATCCGCAACATCATGTAAAACGTGCGAGAGTTGATGACTTCCGGCAATGCGCGACTCGTTAGCCGCAGATATTCTTTCCAAGCGGCAGAGAACCGGCTGACATCGACGACAATTAGCGGAGTCATTTGGTCTTAGCCCCAAGTTCCAGCGCGTAATACGCACCGGAGCCGTCACGTTTTGCGGACATGATCCGCAATTGCTTTCCATCGTAGGTCACCAGACGACCCACGACTGGCATCATGCGACCAAAAGTTAGAAGCAAGCGGTCAGTGTTTTCTTGTAAGAGGAGACCACCGGACTCTTGAAGGAGTCGATCCGGTGAGGAGCCGACATCACAAGACCAGACAGAAGCGTCAACGGTTACGAGGGTTGAATCAGCCAACCGCCAGTCGGCCAGCTTAACCAAGATCCGCGCTTGGATGTTGTCCTGAAAACCACCAGCGATAACCGAGTTTGCGTCAGTGATCGCAGCCGGAAGACAACGCACCAGCACTCCCTGCCAGAGAAACGATGGATTCCCCATCGCGCTCTGTAGCACGGACATCCCCAACTGGAGGCTGGTGGCGATCAGATTCACGCTGTGAAGTAAACACCGGAGACAACCAATCGTGAAGTCGCTTGAAGATGACCAGCCAAACTTGTCGTGTCTCCGTTTTCGTAGTGGCTCAACTCAGCGTACTGAGTCCCACCAACCGCAAGACCGATCACAGAGGTTTTGGCTTGATTGGTTGCGTTGTCCAACCAGACCGAGAGAGCAGCGTTGTAACTCACCGCATCGGGGAGACCTAACCGGAGGTTTCCAGTCGCGCTTCCAGTCACCGAGTTGATGGTTAGATCAACCGTGAACGTGGAGACAAACCCGATGCTGGTGTGTCGAGCAGTGTTAACCGTGAAGTTGAACGTGCGACCGCCACCGGAGTCAACGAGAGTGGGAACCCACGTTGACGGAGCCGTATCAATCGGAAGATTGCCGTACAACTCGTCAAAGTTGGCGTTGGCTTTGATCCACGACCCACGGAGCGTGTCTCCGTTGTTGTCGTTTGCGGTTGATCCAACGTTGATGACTTGTTGCGACATAATTAGTCTTTCGGCAATGCGTACCAACCCTCCGCGAGCGTTATACGGTTCTTGGAGCGCACAGAAACACCGTCCACACCTTTGACCCAGACTCGCGCTTTGACGCTCTCAGCAAGCCTTACCGGCTCACCGTTGGGGACGTAAACAACGCGAGTGCCGCAGCCACAACTACCCACCAGCACGGTCAATGCGATCCAGAAGCTTTTGCTTAAGCTCTTTGTCTGGTTTTGCATCTTCAGCGGTAGGTGGGGTTTTAGCCAGACCAGTCAACCACTTCAAAACAGCGGTGACTATCTGCTCGATGATGTTCACTCGGACTTTTTCTTGTCTGCGTCCTTCGCAGCGATCAACCCGAATCCAACGGTTACCGCAGCAATGGTGGCAGCAAGATCAATGTTAGTCGTCGGGTCTCCGTCAAAGAGAGCTTTGATGGCTCCACCGACAGCAACCATGATTGCACCAACACCAGCAAGAGTAGTTTTCCAGTTCATTTCTTTAGAGCTTTCCAGAGTCCAATTGCAGCAGCGATAAAAGCCAACACAGCGGCCCCAAGTTGGAACCACTGTGTCAGTTGCGGGATGAATGAAACCGCACCAGCAGCGGCAGCGGTTGCTAGAGAGACTCCAACTCCATTGCTGCTGTTGGTATCGGTTTGCATTACTCGGATTTAGGTTGAGCGGCTTGCTTGATCTTTTCAACGATGGGCAAAGCGACGGCAGCATTGGCAAGACCGCCAGCCTTCACCGCAATGTCCAAGAGTTGAATGATGTTGTTGGCTTCTTGTTCGTTGAGCTTGAGCGTAATTTCCATATTAGGCGACGACAGCTTCAACGACAGCGGGACTCTCCGCAACCAAAACCGGCACCTTCTGCTCAACGAGCGGCGGGACGATTTCCACCGGAGGATTCCACGGCAGCGGCAGAGCGATGATCGGCGGGTTGATCTGGTCGTTGATCTGCTGCGTCACGTTCGCTTCGATGGCCGCTTGATCGACGCCATTCGCGAAGCACCAGCTCAAGACTTGAGCTTCGGTCAGATCCTCGTAAGGCGTGAACTTACCAGACGGCGGAGCGAAGCTGGTCGATCCGTAGCAAGTGCCGCTGTACTGATCCTGCGAGCCGTTGCAACGCCAATCGGCGGTGATGACGACATCGGTGTGAGTGCCTTCGGTCGGTTTGACCAACAGGCGTTCGATGATCCAAGAGAGGGTAATCATGGGATTAGGCGAGAGTGATGTTGGCGACTCGGGTCGTGCCATCGGATCCGCGATAGCTGAAGCGGAGGTTGGTGTTGCTGGTAGCGTTGACGGTGAGATTGCCGTTGGTTACGAGGGTTGGGGGAGTTGCAGAAGGACTCCAGATAAGATTACCAGCAGAATCGAGCGTCATCGAAGCCGTCGAGAAACCAGCAATGGTATTGCCAGCCGTTCCAGCGACACCAATGTACCACAAATGCGCCCCACTTCCTCCATCAACTTGATAGCGAGCGGCAGCACTTGACGTTGCCAGCTTGTAAACCCAAGTGCCGCCAGAATTGCGGAAACCGTTGGAAACAATGTCGATTGTGTTGTTCGTCGACGTGCGGCCAGAAATCGAACCATTCTGACCGATATCAAGGGCGTTGTAGGTGGCATTCCACGCACTCGGCGTAACCCCCACGCCGACGTTGCCGGAGGTGTCCAAAGTCATCCGAACAGCGCCGTTATTGAACAGCAACGGAACTCCAAGATATCCAACTTCAACCTTTGTGGCATCAGCGTACAGATATCCGGTGTCGGTGCTTCCAACCCGCAAACCGAACATCGCGCTGGAGCTTCCTCCTGCAACCGCAAGTCCACGGCCAGCAGCACCATAGCTAGTCGCAGTCGTACCAATCAACAGCCCCGTGGAGTTCAGGGTCATGGCGGTGCCAGCGCCTCCGCCGACGTTGGACCATGTGGCTACGCCGTCTTGAGCGATTCGGTATCGTTCACCGAGCGTTGTGTCACCAACGGCTGCTCTCGTAAAAAACGCAAGAGCCGATGTTCCGTTTTGCAAACCATTTGTCAGCAACGATTTGATGGCAACCTGACCGAAATTTCCATTTGAGCAAATTGATCCAAAAACCAGCATTCCGCCATTGTTAGCGACAGTTTGTGAATCAATAAGCGACAAAGCAGAACCGTCGCCAGTCACAGTCGGCGTAACAGTGGCTTGTCCAGCACCCTGTACATGTAACGCATTCAACGGCGTTGCCGTCCCAACACCCACCCGATTGTTCGCCGAATCAACCTTCAGCGTACTCGTATCCACCGTCAGATCGCCGGTGATGGTGGCGGAGGCGAGGGTGGCGGATGGCGAACAAGCGAGGATGTTGTTGATGCTGATTCGCTTGGTCGTACCGGATGCCGCCATCGACGTATCAGAAACGTCGACAATCGGCATCATGTCGTTTGCGGGGTCGGCGGCAGTCAATGCCGTCAGTGCTGTGATTTTAGAGTCTGCCATAGGTCAGT